ATTCTGATATATCTGCTTTTCTTTCTTGTTTAATACTTGATATAGAGACTTTTTCCATAATAATTCTTCGTCTAATTCCAGGATATGCAACTTTAAGTGCTTTTGCTAGTTCAGGCAGATTCCCATCTAAAGAAGAGAACTCAACTAAAAGCCTTGTGTACTCTCTACTTGCTCTATGGGCTGGAGTGTCTTGTTTTCTTGAGCCGTAAGCCTTTTTTGCCAGTGGAAAAAGTGCTTCAATTTTAACCTTATATTGGGCCACTAACTCTGAACTCATTATTCTCCATCATGCTTATGTTTATTGTATCTATAGCATACTAGAGATTTTAAGCTGTGGCTCTTACGACTCGTCTTCTTTATTTTAAATAGGATAAGTTAGGTAGGGTTATTCGTCGTCATCATCACGAGCGTTGCGGATGGGGTATGTAGCCCACCAAACAATCATCGCAAAGATGATGGCATAGCCCACGACTGTCTTAGCAGATCCATCAAGAACTAGCCAAGCAATAAACATGCCTAGCAAAGTCCAGACCTGATCAATGACATCTCTTAGGAAGTCCTTCATGGCTTTCTCCTTCTTGTTCCTGATTTTCCAGACGAAGCACCTCCGCCTGAACCTCCGCCACCACTACCTCCGCCGCTAGATGAACCAGCACCGCCTGTAGCTGCTCCTGCTGCAGCTAAAGCAGTCGAAACTGCTTGACCTGCAACAACAATTGTTAAAACCATCTTTCCTGCTTCTTCACGTTCTTCTTCAGACATATCTGCACCAAGACTTGCTACTGCAAGTAAGGCTTGTGCAGGGTCATCAAATATTGCAGATACCAATGCTCCTGGGTCAGCAATCAATTCTAGCGCTGCTGCTACCTCAGCGATTATGACAATCTCATTGCCATTTTCATCTTCGCGAACCTCTACAGGAGTTTCTGCTGGAAGGTCTTGATAGGCAATTCCCGCATCTTGAATTTGTTCTTTAGTAAGGGTTTCTCCAGGAGCAACAGACTGAATAAGCACTTCAGCTACAAGTTCTTTTTCTGCCGTTGTAAAGTTTCCATCTCCAGCAAGGGTCTCGGAAAGATTAGCAACTTCTGCCTGAGTAACCTTTCCATCAGAAGAAATAGCCTCTAAAATCAACGACTCTTCAACGGCAGTTAACTTACCGCCGTCCATTAAGTTTTCAACTAGGGTAGTAGTCTCAGTAGCAGTAATTTTTCCATCAGACATTAGAGCATCTAATACTGCTTTTGCATCTGTCGCTGTCAAAGTACCGTCAGCAACAAGTTCTTCTACAACTGAAAGAACTTCTTCAACAGTTAAAGGCGGTTCTTCTTCTACTGCAGGTGGTTCAACTGGTACAGGTGGTTCAACTGGCACAGGTGGTTCAACTGGTACAGGTGGTTCAACTGGTACAGGTGGTTCAACTGGTACAGGTGGTTCAACTGGTGCAGGTGCAGGTGCAGGTGCAGGTGCAGGTGCAGGTGCAGGAGGCTCGACTAAAGCGGGTGGGGTGGGTGCAGGTGCTGGCGCAGGTGCAGGAATTGCATTAATTACTGTCTGTGCTGCAGCAACAACTGTTGGTGCTGTCAATACTGTTTCAACTGCTGCGGAAACAACTGCAATGTCTGCTACTTTTGTAGTTAATGTTGTAGTTGCTGTCTCTAATGCAGTCACAGTATTTTGTGAAACAGTTGCTACTGGTGCAATAACTGTATTTGTATTTGCTGTATTTGTTGCAACAATTGCAGTGACCTGAGTATTAAGTGTTGCAATTTGTGCGTTAGCTGTGTCGATAGCTGCTTGAATGGACGCAGTGTCTGGGTCTGGAGTTGGAGTAAATGCAGCGCCTTGGCTGATTGTTCCGTTAAATCCAGGTCCTGAGTTTGTGTCTGCTATAGCGGTGACTGTTCCGCCTGTAGTTTCTCGTACGTTAAAGCGAGCACCCGCTGGTATAACACCAGTAACGTTTACGTCTGCTGCCCACGCACCATCTTGTGGGTTAACGTCCGCATTAAATCTAATCTGCGTCATCTGAGTATCTGCTGTAGTTAAAGGATAAACGCGAACATCCCATGCGATAGATAGGGTATTAGTTGTTGTTGAGTAGGTAACTCCAGAGCCAGCACTCCACGTCGTCCAGTCGTATCCTCCTACAGAAATTGAAGGTGCGTTGGGAGTAGAGTGATAATTTTGCCCCTCATTAACACCAAACGTAATTGTTGCGTTGGAGCTAACGTAAACATTTGTGTAAACGACCCCGCCCATTTGTAAGTTAAACGGTAGGTTCATGCGAATGCCTGCGTCGTCTGTGTTGGCTAGAACATTTGCAGACGTTCCAATAGTCGCGCTTAACGCGTTAACTGCATCCTGCGCAGTGTTGATTGCAACGTTTGCTTGGGTTAGTTGTGTTTGTGCCTCTGTAGTTGCAGTCACTGCTGCTGCTACTGCAGTCGTTGCAGTTGCTACTGTTGCTGTTGCCTCTTGTACTTGAACTACTGCAGTTTGAACTGCAGTAGTTGCTGTTACTGCTTGTGCAGTTTCTGTTGCTACCGCTGCTGCAACTTCTGCAACTGTAGTAAGTGGAGTTGCTGACAAGGTATTTGACGTTGATACAACTGTTTCTGCTGCCGCTACTACAACTGGTGTTGCAGCGGTAACTGCTGCTTGTGCAACGGCTACTTCTGGAGTTGCTGTTGTTGCAGTTACTGGTATTGCAGCTACTGCTGTGGTTACCGCAGTTACTGCGGTAGTAACGTCTTGCGTTACTACTGTTGCTGTTGCAACTATGGGTGCTGTATTTGCAACTTCTGCAACTGCCGCTACTGCCGTTGTGACCGCAGTAGTTGCTGTTGCTACCGCTGTATTAGATGTTGTTACTGCTGCTACTGCAGTCGCGATGGTTGCTGTTGCTGTATCTGATGCTTGTGCTGCTTGTGTAACTTCAGCCACTGCTGTAGCAATAGCCGTGTCAACTGCTTGCTGGGCAGGACTAACAACCACTTGCTCTTGATTATCTGCAGCCCTTGCGCTGTCTGGTGACATTATTGAAAAAACTGTAATACATAGAATTGACCCAAGGAGCATTAAAACTTTGCGTTTAAAGTTATTCAATCAATGACCCCCAGGGGTAGGGTTTTACTAAATTATGCCTTAATTATACTTTACCCTGTTTATTTCCTTAAATAAATATGTCGTACAGTTGATGGATACCACTTAACTCCACCTAAAACTGTCTTTACTCCATCGCTATTAAGTTTTTCTGCTATTGATTTATATGAAAGACCTAAATCTCTATCAGAAGATATTCTATCTGAAATTGATTTTTCTACTAAAGGTAGTGGTCCTAAATCAACACCCCATACTTTTTTATTATCACGTCTATCTTGATGAACATCTTTTTGGCGAAGTGAAATCATCCCTCTTTCCATCTCTGCCATGGCACTCATTATTGTTACTACAAATCGACCTTGATATGTAGCAGTATCTAAACCAAGGTCGAGAAGTGCCAGACGCCACCCATACTTATGTGAGCGATCAACAATACTAAGAAAGTCTCTGGTAGAACGAGCAAGTCTATCAAGACGTGTCACAAACAAAGCCTCTGCTTCACCTTTATCAAGACTCGCTAATGCAGCAGTTAATACAGGTCGCCCAGTGATGTTTTTCCCAGAACGACCCTCTTCACGAAGCATCTCTACTTCATAGCCTTGAGATTCTGCTGCATACCTCAGTTGTTTTTCTTGAGCGTCTAGGCTGACCCCGTCATCAACCTGCATTTGAGTAGAGACGCGGGCATAGCAGTAAGCAATTTTGCTACTCTCTGTCATGGAAAAAATAACCCTTCTTTACATATGCTTTATCAGTTATTGACATAAACTCGATATACAAGATTATTCCTCGTCTTTTACAACCTTGAAGTTTTTTGTATTAGCAAGTCGATTCATAGCATCGTTATAGGTATCTTCTAGGCTAGACTTTTTTAACTTCTTTTTACCCTTAAACAAAGCAGGGATAGATTTCAGAAGCGCGACTGAAATTGCAAGTACAAAAGACCCGATTAGTAATACAAGTAGCCAACCTAAAGAGAACATAGCAAACTTAAAGGCAATCTCAAACGGTTGTGTCCAGTTGTCTAGATTCATTATTTCCTTCTTTCGTCATTTGTTTTATTGAGTCTTTCATTGGCTAGTTCGCAGTACTCACTACTCACCTCGCTACCAATGAAATTTCTATTAGATAGGGCAGCCATCTTGGCTGTCGTTCCACTTCCCATGAATGGGTCGTAGACAGTGGCGCCTTCATCACTCCAACTAAGGATGTGGTCTTGGGCCAAAGATTCAGGGAATGGAGCAGGGTGCTTCACTCCGTTGAATGATGTTGTGTACTTCCAGATATTGTTTCTAGGTGAGAAATCTGGAACTGGGTTCTTGAGCTTTCCAGAAAAATCCTTAAAGCCAGCCCACTTATTTGGTTTATCGCAGATAAGGTGTTTGGGAGCCTGACCTTTGGCAAAGACGAACATGTACTCAAAGATTTGGGTATAACGATTACTTACTGAACTTGCTGGGTAGGCAGGACTGTTTTTCTCATAAATCATTGTGTCGTGGAGTTTGAAGCCAATCTCTTTAAAAAAGAGTGCTTGTCGGAAACTTGTTCCAGTTTCAGAGCCAGCGATGACTGCATCACCAACAACCCATACAAGCATTCCATTATCTGCTGTAACTCTATATAACTCTTTGGCTATAGTCTCGAAATCAAAGGAATAGCCGTTGTACTTGCGTAGATTGTCATAAGGGGGAGATGTGACTGTTAGGTCAATAAAACCATCAGGCATACGAGTCATTGTTGCTAAACAGTCCTCGTTATGGATTTTATTGAGCATAATCATAACAATAGCATACAGGGTTAGACTTAAAACTGTACACTTAATAGCCTCCCCTAGGGAGATTTCCTAACTGTCACATTGGACGATTTTTTGGCTTTATACGCTCAATCTGACAATAAACTGAGCACATCTGCTTCAATATCAACTTCTATTATTACGTCGCTCAT